TTATTGCCGAAGTAAAAGAAATCCTTGAACAGTATTTGATGGAGAAATAAGATAATAGTAAATTACATCATTATTGCTTACGTACGCATCCAATAAAACACCATTTCCATCTGGGTCATCACATTTGATAAAATCCTGTAAATACTGTGCTTCCATGGGATTTAAAGGTCTTTCCATAAAGAAAAACTCCTTTATAAACTTTTATTTTAAAAACTTTGAATTTATATATGGAAATAAATAAACTATATTCGTAGACCTTATAGCAGGAATAAAGAAGATGGTATTAGGCGTATCGCTTCTTTTTATCTTCCTGCTCTCTTAAAAACTTTCTTGTTTCATCTATCGTTGGTACATATTTGCCACCATCAGAGCTTTTTTGTTGTAACCGCTCTCGCCATTTTCTGTCCGTCTGCAATTGACTGTCATTCGGGGTAAACATCATTACACTTTTCATTCCTCTCCACATTTTAAAAATCCCTCCTTCTGTAATCTGCACCATTCATAACAACAACTTCTGTATTTTCCATCATTCTAGAGAAATTCCGTTCATTCACTCGTTTTTTAAGTTCACTACTACTTAAATTAGTGGTATAAATCGTTGCTTTCCCAGCACGATCATCAAGAATCTCAAACAATTTTGAAGTAGACCATTCTGTTTGTTGTTCTGAACCAATATCATCAATTACCAATAAATCTACCTGCCTGATAATATCTAATAATTCATCCTCTATTCCCCCTCCCTTGTTATACGTTCGCTTAATTTTAGTTAGCAGTTTAGGAAGAGATAAGAACAAGCATTTATACCCTTGTTCCATTAACTTTTTAGTAATAGAGGTAGAAAGATGACTTTTCCCTGTTCCACAATTCCCCGTAAATAAAAGGTTTTGTTCTCCATCAAATGAATTAATGTACTCCAATACCTTTTGTTTAACTTCATTTAACTCAATACTAGTAGGATTATAGTTTTCTATTGTTGCTTGTTTTAATGAATTATTGATTAACGAATAATAATTAAAGTTATCTATCAGTCTATTTCGTTTCAGGCTATAAAGAGCATGTTTTGTTTCCTCTGCAAGTTTAATATCCTCGCAAATACAACCATAATTAGCAATAATCTTGTCTCCTCTATGGGGACCGATAGGTATAATAAGTTCTTTTTGTTTTACCTGCTGATTGCAACCTTTGCAAATATAAGTTTCTAATAACGTTTGCTCTGGTTGTATAACATTTTTTTTAACTCCTTCCATCAGAGGTACCTCCTAAAAGCCATAATTGTAGTTATCATCATTTTCTGTTTGAACAGTTTGTTTACTATCATGAATTTCTATTTCTCTAACAGTTAATAAAGAATTATTTTTCCAATTACGAAGAATGCCTTCAATGTAATTCAGTCTTCTATTATTATTAGCGCATGCTATCTTCATCGCTTTAAGTATTATTTGCTTTGGTTGATTGAAGGAAGAATCCTCCAACCACAACAACAACTGATTTTTTGCACTGATATTATCGAGACCGAATCCATTTTGATTCCAAAATTGGATAACTTCTGACGTAGACTCTTGTTCTTGCTGTTGTTCTTGCTGTTGTTCTTTCTCTGTTTCTTTATCTATATCTATCTCTGTGTTACTTTTAGTTACTTGACTATTACTTGCCGTTACATCATTGTTACAATGTAACGCTTTTTGATTTTGTCTTTGACGATGTCTTCTAACTCTGTTTGCAGAGTCACTCTCACTACCAATCATGCCTGGAATATCGCTAAGGAAATATTCCTTATCATCAACAGTTTCTATTAATCCTTTTGAAAATAAGTAAGAGAGTGTCATTTTCACATTATCATCATCTTCATCAATATCTAACGCCAATTCATCGACGAAATCATCTCCTATACCATCAAAATAAATTTTCCCCTCATTTTCTAAGCTAAGTAGTAATAATTTCAAATAAATAATTGTAAATGTATCTCCTCCTGCCAACTTTCTTAATCGTTTAATTTCCTTTTGGTTAAAAAAAGTTTTTTTGAGCTTTAACCAATAATATTTTTTAGCCACCTTTTCTCTCCTCTCTTGCGAACACTCCATTTCTGTATCGTTATTTAAATCACTCTATTAGTTCAAGCCTTTCTTTTATATCGGAGAATGTCTCCACCATTATTTCTAACAGCGTTGTAGTACTTTTCCATATAAGCTTCTACTTCTTTTCGATTAAATAGCCATTTTGAACCCAACCGAATACTAGGAAAATTATCCTCATACAACAAATTCTCGACAATCGTATTCCATGACATGTTCAGATAAGCTGACAATTGTTTTGAATTCATAAAGAAAACTTCAGATTCCAATTCTTCCAACTTCTCTTTCACTTTTTCCAGATATAAATCCTTCAAATGTTCTTCATCAATTTCAAGGTGTATCAAATAATCTCCTCCTCTTATTTTTGGTTGCTTGTTTGCTGATATGGTTGCAACCATAATATAATATATTTATATTAGATTTGCAACCTTTTTTTATGATGGTTGCAACCAAATGATGTATAATGTATTTGAAAAGGGGGGATGATGTATGATTTCTAAAAATTTTGGTGAGGAAATTAAAACTGCACGAATGTATAACAAACTAACTATCCGTGAAGCAGCAAAACGAATGGGGCTTTCTCATTCTTACTTATCACAAATTGAAAACAATAAAAGAAGCATTCCAAGTCCAGAAGTAATTAAGAAGATATCAGTAGGTTTAAATACAGATTATTATTATTTATTAAGTGTTGCCGGATACAATAATGAAGCATATAAAACGCTAAGTTTCTTAAATAAATTAATTGATGAGGCACCAGAAGAATTTAAAATAGATTTTATGAAAAAACATGACCCTCATATTAGAAAATTAATAGAAAACAGGAGAAAGTTAAACGATAAACTTCCCAATCCTGAAGTGTCTATTCGTTTTCCCAATACTTTTTTTATAAATGCCGAAGCACACGACTATTTAAGACTAATGCGATTAAACAAAAAGCTTTCTAATAAGGAAATGGCGGAGAAATTAGGGATAAAGGAAGAACAATATATTAAAATGGAATCAAAGATGACATATTCTTCTTTAGAACTTGAACAATACAGTACACGTTTGGGTGAGATTTTCGGTGTCGAAGAGTTTAAGGACTGGCTATTATTTGTTTTTACAGAAACACCAAATCAAAATTTCGTTGATGATTACACTCCTGAAGATGTCATGAAAGAAATTACAGTGACGGTTCCTTCAGTAGTAAAAAAATATGATAGTGATGGAAAAGTCTTTTTCCAAAGTTATAATGAGGATCAATTAAGACAAAACTTTAGCAAACTTGAACACATACTATCCGATGATAGACTTTTAACTTATTATGGTCGTGTTCTTACTTCCAAAGATAAACAAAAAATTTTACGGGTGATGGAAATCCTATTTGAATAAACTATCATTCATTTTGAAAGGAGGTGAAATTAGTGGCTTACATTCATAAACGAGGGAAAAAATGGGCTTATATCGTGAATATTGCCAAGGATTCTGAAGGCAAACGCAAGCAGGTTACCAAGTCTGGTTTTAAAACAAAAAAAGAAGCTCAACTCGCTGCCAATAAAGTAGAAAACGCACTCGCTAATGGTACGCATTTATTTGAATCAAATATCACGTTTAAAGAACTAACCGAACAATGGTTTGAACACTACGTAACACAAGTTAAAATCAGCAGTGTTAGAGCCAGAAGATACGCTATCAAACATTTGCTGGATGTATGGGATTCTGTTTCTATAAAGAAGATTACAAAACATATGTACCAAACAGAACTCGATAAATTAAATAAGAAATTCAGCAGAAACTTTATTGACAGTATCCACACTACCGCAAATATGATTTTTAAATATGCAATTAGAAAAGATTTGTTGCAAAGTAGTCCTTCTGCTTCCTTTGTCATGCCCAAAAAACAAGTTACTGTGGAGGATATTGAACAAGAAAATATACAAGAAAAGTTTCTTGAGTTAAATGAACTTAAAGAGTTTCTGTCCATAGCAAGAAAAAATGGGCTAAGTATGGATTACTTAATATTTACTACATTGGCATACACAGGTATACGCCTTGGCGAGTTGATAGCACTAAAATGGTCAGATATTAATTTTACTGATTGTACACTGCGTATCTCCAAAACTTATTATAATCCTAACAACAACAAGGATGACTTTAAATTATTAACGCCCAAAACAGAGAAATCCATACGTACAATCATGATTGATAAAGAGTTGGTCGAGTTATTTAAGGAGCATCGCAAAAAACAAAACAAATTAAAAATGAAACAACAAATGTTTTTTAAAGATCAAAACTTCATCTTTACAGAAAATACGGGGAATCCGAGAGTTATGAAGATGGTTGCTATCCGTTTACAACGTCTCATGAAGCTTATGAATATCGATAAGCATATTACCCCTCATGGATTCAGACATACCCATACATCCCTCCTTATTGAAGCTGGAGCAGGTATAAAAGAGATCCAGGAACGTTTGGGGCATTCTGACATTAATACAACGATGAACATATATGCACATATGACCAAAAATATAGAAGAAAAGACCTCTCAAAAGTTCAGTGAACTAACGAAAGGTCTTCTCTAAAAGTTATTATATGGCGTATCAAAAAATATGGAAGTTAGCAATAGGTTAGCATTTTGCTAATAACCATCCCTTCAACCCTATAATATCAGGGATTTCGGGCGGTTATTACATCATGCCGCCCATAATTCAGACGATTTCCGGTAGTTTCGCATCCCCTTCTTTCATATTATCCAATTTAAAATTATCCTCACTTAAACAGAACAAATGTTCGTTTATTTTCATATTATTATTTTTCCTCGTGAGATTTCTGTGAGGTTTTAAATTTACCTCACATAATGCATAGGAACATTAGTTCTGATTCAAGGTCAATTTTTGTAGAAAAAAGTAGAATAAATGGTAAAAAGTTCTTGCAATTATTATACTATCGATAGTATAATATAAATATAGACAGGAGGTGAACAAGTGGAATACTTAGCAAAAATAACAGCCTCAGTCATATCGTTTCTATCCACCTACAAACTTTGGTTGTCCGTCCAAAAGTCAAGGTTAGAAAACGAAAAACTGAGGCAAGAACTCAAAAAGATGAGAAGGGGAGGTTAATCCCCTCTCTCATCACTAAGTATACCATAAATATAATGAAAATATTACTGATAACTTTTTTAGTGATCGCAGCCATCTTAGGAATATGGAAATTGATTTTATTAAACACCAAAAGGAAATTAATAAAAGAAAAGGAACGATTAATTAATGAGCAATCAAACAGAAGCGAATAAGAAGTGGCAGGAAAAAAACAGGGATAGAAGTAGATATTTAAGGAATCGTTCAACTGCTAGAAATTTCGTTAAAAAACAGGCAACACTAGAGGATCTGGAAGAATTAAAAGCCTTAATTAGAGAACGGGAGGTCGAGAGTAGTGAGTCTTAAATCTACTATATATAAAATACTTCGCATCTGGAATGACGTTGATGCTGTAAGGAAAGGAAAAGTAGGTAAAAGAATTGGTAGGCGTGTGACTGGTAAAGCGGCAGGCAAAACAATACGAAAGATGTTTAAGTGATCGTGAAGGGATCTGAAAAAATGCGCTGCGGGAAAGTGATATCCAGAATGACCATAAAGTCATTCTGGATGAATAATGAATACAATACAGTTATTCATCGTAACTGTTTTATGGCACTTCGTAAGGATACGGGAACTTATGAAGAGATTATCATACGATTTCATTAAAAAGCAAAGTAACTATAATTTTTCTATTTTTTTTGGGGGGAGAACATGATACAACACTTCGGGGTTAACATTCGCAATAAACATGATGGGTTAAAGCTAACAAGAGATAATTACATAAAGGTAAGTAATAAAAGTTCATTAAGAAAAGGAAAAGTCTATAGCGATGAATACATAAATAAACAAAGACAAAATGCATTATATAATTATGATTTAAATATCGAATATTTTAATTCATTATCTAAACGTAAATTTAACAAAGGAATCAAAAAATTCATCAAAAAAGCCAAAGTATTTGAGGAAATAGATAATTTGAGTTCATTTGAAAATGTACCAGGTTATTATGTAATGGTGCTCGATGATTATGCTCAAGCTTATATAGGTTCCAGCAAAGATATCAAGAAAAGAATTCAACAACATTGGACCAAACAGAAAGAATTCGATCGTCTAATCTGGGGTAAAAAAGAGAACTCTATCTTATCTATAGATAGTTTTCGGGCATATGATACCACAAGAATATTTGTTTATGTTACCGAAGATCATAGGTCACAAGAAAACAATTTTATCGATTTATTCAAGGATAAATATTTATTAAACAGAACAGCAGGGGGGCTAGAAGGTTTAATGGAGTCTAATATATTTGCAAAAACAAGGGATCTATAAACCAAAATAATACTTTCTAATGTTAAAATATCCTAGATATTTGCCACCTTCTTCTAACTTGTTTCGATAGTAGTTATAAGGAGGGGTTATTATGATGATAAATTTACGGATGCAGGAATGTCGGAAATTGTAATCAAGGAAGAGCTATCTGCAAAAGAATGGGATGTAATATGCGCTGAAAAATCTGGAGAAGTAATAACATATAAACTTGTAACCCTTCCTCCTATTCAAGAATAGGGCCATTTTGTTGAACAAGGAAATGAATTGGTACTAAGCATATCAAGGTGGTTTTACACGATAAAATATATTGCTTAGGGAACGTACGTTTGCTAGAATAAAGTAAACGACAGAGGGTGAGTTTAATGAGCAATTTAGTGCTTCGGAATGTGAATGAGGATGACCTTCCTATTTTTTTTAAGCATCAACGGGACAGTGAGGCAAACCAAATGGCCGCCTTTACAAGTAAGGACCCTAATGATTGGAATAGCTTCGCTGAACACTGGAACAAAATACTTACGAATAAGAATATTATTAAGCAAACTATCATTGTTGAGAACACCGTAGTTGGCCATATTGTACACTTCGAGCAGTTCGGAGAACCAGAAGTAACCTATTGGATTGGAAAGGAATACTGGGGTAAGGGAATCGCAACCAACGCTTTACAAGAATTTCTAAAACAGGTTTCAATTCGTCCACTTTATGCTCGCGCTGCAAAAGACAATACTGGATCCATAAAGGTTTTAAAAAGATGTGGGTTCATGATTTCGGGTGAAGATAGCGGGTATGCAAACGCGCGTGGTAAGGATGTTGAAGAGTTTATTCTCACCCTTAACTAAAGAAATTCAAACTATAGTGTTTATTGTGTTTATTCCTTTATAGCGCGCAATTCTCTAACAAGGATTAGCGCCCAATGTTGAAGAATCGGAGCCTTTTGTTGGAAAAGGGGGAAGGTAAATTGAACAAACAGACTTTTAACATAATAGGATGGATTTTACTTTTAGTAATGGGAGTATCCTGGATTGTATTTGGTTATTCGAGCTGGTATCTGTTGTTACTCCCATTATCTTATATCAGTTTTTCAATCAGTGATGGTAGCATAAAAAAATTAGGGAAACTGTCTATATCACAAGCTACTTTAATCTTGTTTGCGTTAGCGGTATCGGTGGGTATTGTATTTGGTCTAATTCAATTAGCAAATTACGTCATTAACGAAAAATTACATCTTACAGGAGTAATCAAAACAGTCAGCCAGATAATTGCTATTATTATCTCGTTATACCCTGTTAAGCTTACGTTTGGCAGCATTGTTTATAAGATATACGGTGATTCAAATGCTAATAAAACGTAAGTATTGTTATACAATATTGTGCCAGAATAGGGCGCGATTGTTGAACAAGGAGTTGATAAAAACTTAATCACTGCATATAATAAGAACAAATGTTCTTTGAGGTGATTCCATGAATGAGGAACTAAAACAGTTAGCGCAAGATTTCATCATTCTTCCTTTTGCTGTAAAGGTATTCGAACAAGACAAAATACTTTTCAAGAAGTCTAAACAAAGTATTGTTTATCAAAGCATGATTGATGCTGTATTAGAACGAATAAAAAAAGACATGTCAGCAACAAAACAGAAATTATATACTAAGTATCATCTGGACATAAAACGAATTGGGAACACTACTTATCGTTGGAATAGCAAGGGTAATAGTGGTGTGATTGAATATTCTTCTGAGGAATTAAAAGAAATGACTAATCAAGCTATGAAACGTTATATGAAGGGAACCGATTTCGAGGTTAAAGATTATTGAAGTGTGGAAACCCCTTTTATGATATAGTAAATTTTTTTATATTTTTAGCAGGTAAAAACATTTTTATGCAGAAATAATAATATATACATAATAAGGTGTATTACTGACACAGAGTTCCAACTGAAGCATAAATTATATTATATTGGGCAATATAATAAGAAAGGGGTGTTCGTATTTTAAAATCGAACAATATGTGACATTTTTTATGAATTAGCATTTGCTTCTTTTAATTTTTGTTCTTTAGTCCTATAATAAAAATGTAGTGGTTGGGATTAATGAGATGGAAATTGCCTAGGAAGGTGATGGTTATAATGGCTACAAAAAGTTTTACAAGTGAGTTTAAATTTACTCAAAAAAACGCAAATGGATTAATGAACGCTATCGAAAACAGTAAGAAAGTAACTCATACTATTAACCAAAAAGTGAGTAATGTAAATGAAAAGAAGAATATCGATAGTATCATGAATTCTTTTTTTGGAAAATAAATGGCATTAGATGTAATAACATTAGATGATTTACTAAACAAATCAGGGTATGAAGAGGAGGATATAAAAAAACTCCTCTTTTCTTTTGAAACCATCTCATTAAAATATTCGCCAGGTTCTGATGATGTTCAGTATTTCTTACATAACAAAGCAATAGAATTCGAAAAAATTGGACTAGCGAGGACGACATTAATAATGTCTACATATAAAGATCAAAGTTTTCTTGCTGGCTACTTTTCCATATCTCAAAAACCATTAGTAATAAACAAGAAAAACTTTGGAAAACTTTCTGGCAGTCTAAAGAAAAGGTTAATGGGCGTTGGACATAGAACAGATCAAGATAATTATCAAATACCTTCTTTTTTGATTGGACAACTTGGAAAAAATTATAGCGAAGTTTCTAGAAAAGCCAAATGTATAAATGGAAACGATCTTTTACAACTCGCTTATCAAAAGATTAAGGAAGCTCATAAATTAGTAGGAGGAAGAATTGTATACTTAGAATGTGAAGATTTCGGTAAAATAAAAGATTTCTACTTAAATAATGGTTTTAGAGAGATTGATCAATTTCGAGCAGAAAACGAATTATGTATTTTTATTAAAGATATTAAAAATTTATAATAATGAACTTATATTACATATTCAAACCCCCACTAAGTTTAGTGAGGGTTATTTTTTTGTATATAATTATTTATCCATGTCAATACTGTTTATAGGCTCCTGCCGAGCCAACGCATTATTAAGCCCCTAGTATCCCTAAAGATACGGGGCTTAATTTTATTTATTTCTCATACACACGTACATATTTAGGGTTATCTGTAATATATAACCCCGATTTCAATTGATGCATCTTGGATCCGCTAACCGTTAGTGTGCGTTTAATCGTAAACACATTCCCTTTTTTAACAGTACGGTCTTTTGCATTCCAATCAGGCTTATTGTATACCCATAAGCTAGATGCCAATACCTCAACATATTTCGTTTTGCTACCTGATCCACTACCGCTAACTTTCAACACTTGTCCAGGATGAATAGTATCGCTTGAAAGGTTGTTTAAATCTTTAAGTTGTTTAACTGTCATATCATGATCATTTGCAATATCCCAAAGCGTATCACCAGATTTAACGGTATACGTATCTTTGCTAGGTTTAGAACCTCCACCATTACTTTTTGCCTTTAGTCCGAAAGCTTTCACGATACCATTCACATGACCACGAGCAACGTCATTAATCCATGCTTGGGATTTCATTTTATCAGAATCCCCTTTATTATCAATGAAGCCATTTTCTGTTAATACAGCAGGCATATCGCTTTCACGTAGGACATGGAAATTTGCTTTCTTTTGACCTCGATCTCTCATGCCATTCACCTTCATTATTTCACCATGAATGTCGTCTTGAATTTTAGCTGTTCTGGATCCACTGGACAATGATTCATGGATATAGTCTTCATATCCTATCCCCCCACCAGCATTGTTATGAACACTTAAAAATAAGTCAGCCCCCCATGCATTAGCTTCATTTGTTCGCTCTGTTAACGTTGGATACGTGTCGCTAGTACGAGACATTTTAACTTGAACATCCTGATATTCATTTAATAGAATATCTGTGATTTTCTTGCTTATTTTTAATACAATGTCCTTTTCCTTAATGCCATTATCAGCTGCACCTGGATCTGAACCACCATGTCCTGGATCATTATATAGTTTGAAAGTCATAATTAAACCTCTCCTTTTTAAATAATAAAAAGGCACCCATTAATAATGAGCGCCTTATTTCTTGATTAACCCTTGTGCTTGTAATGCTTTCTTTTGAAGTCCGCCTTTTGCAGTTACATAGTTATTCTTGAACCATGCCCATGCACTAGCCGCAGCAGTGATAATCATTGTAATGATTTCTCCCCAAGCTTCTTCAGTACCAGGGATTGGATTTAAACCAAAGGTAACTAGAAACTGGTTAGCTAATGCTAAAAACAATACAAGTGTGCGTACTAAAGTTCCTCTGTCCATGTTCTCACCTCCTTAAAATGAATTTATTTTTCCTTCGTTGAAAATTCTTCTCTTACTTCATCAGGTAATGTCTTTTCACTTTCATCAATAGCCCTTAACTTGTCAGCTAGTCCAGGTGGTACAATTACACCAACTGCCGCCAAATTTTCTAATATGGATAGTCCTTCATTAGCCAAATAAAAAAGAACCGTCGCATAAGTGACCGCTCCATTTAATCCAAGTATTTGATCTACTACATTTGCCAATATAATCACTACTAAAATAAGCACCTTTCGAGCATACCCAAAGAGGCTTTTTCTGCTCCATAGGTTACCGTTTTTCCATGCTTTGAATACCCCCGTTAATATGTCTAATGCCATTAATAATAATAGTAAGTGTAAGAACTTCACATCTCCAAATAAATACATTCTTGCAGCTTCTAGATGTTCCAATTGAACACCGCCCATTTATTCATCTCCTCCATTAGTTAATGACCCCCTACTTTGTAATATTTATCTCGTATAACACTAATAACCACCTATTAGACCCTCAATAGGTGGAAGAGGGCTAATATCCCTAGCCCTCGATTTCCCCCATAAAAAATAACGCCTTATTTGGCGTTTTATTGGTTACCTCTCAACTCTTCTAATTCTTTTTCTAATTCCTTAATTCTTTCTTCCCTTTGTTGCACTTCATCAGGAATTTCTATTGTTTCCCCGTCTTTCACTTTTAAATATGGTCTTGATTCGATGATTAAATCACATTTATCTATCTGCAATGCCACATGCTTGTCTACATAAAATTGAATTCCTTCTTCTGAAGGAACCACTTGATTACCTACTTTAACGGATTTAGCACCACCGTTTTCATCAAGGACAAAAAACACCTTCATTTTATCGCCATTAACATTCGTATTATACGTTTGAATATATTCCAATACCAATCACCTCTTATAGAAAATCTGTTAAAAACACACGTTCCATGATAAATCGAACAAATTCCATTCGGTCACCCCAGCCATGTGTCCACCCAATTTTGAAAGTTACTGTTCTTAACTTAAAATCTGGAACACCTAAATCGACTTGAAACTCTTCTACTCCGCTTGTACCATTTTCGAGAATCTCAAAATACAGACGGTCATTTGTATCATCGCTGGAACCTTCCATGACGTGAACACTGATTTTTGATCCAGAATATTTTCTAAACCGAAACACTAAATACCTAGCCGAATGGATAAAATGATACTTTTGAAAAGCTAACGCACCCAAAGCATCACGAACATCGTAATATTCCATGTTAATACCGCTTAAACCTCTTCCGTCCAGAGAACCCTTTGTTGCTCCATAAATATGAAAAGATGTTGATTCGGTTGTTCCCCCTGGAACGAATGATTGAAAAGCTCCCGTTTCTGCGTTTCCCGATGTCATAAAGTGCGGATCATTACCAACAACGGTAAGCCCATTACGTACCATTCCGTTACTCATACTTATTGCACCGTCTTCACGAACAATTTCTAGCTTGCCATCTCGCAGCCTTAAATTATCCCCAAAAAACCCTTCTTGTGCTTCAAGTCGTCCACTGAACGTACCTGTTGCTCCTTGAAGTTCCCCAGCGTATTTGGCATTACCATTTGTATCGAAAAATAGCATATCTTCCCATGGAGAAGATGTGCTTGCTCTACGCTGAATAACATACCCTAATGAACTATTCATAACAGTACGAACCAGCCCATCACCTCTAGCAGTTACAAAACCATCTTCATTTGTAATGTTAACACCGTTGTAGTTCTCTCCTTGCATAATACCGTTAGCGTTCATATAATCCTGTGCATCGTTTAAAGCGTCTTGATAAGCCGCTGCACCAACAGCATTCGCATGTCCTTTAGCGTTTTCCTCAGCTTGATTTGCCTTGTCTGTTGCATCCTGTTCAACGTCTTCTGGTGCTGGTGTCCAATCGGTAGCAACATTTCCCTTTTCAAGCTTTTCATTACGAACTTCTATAGTGTAATCACTCGTATAGATTTGAGGGAAAACCCTCACTTGTAGACCTGTGAATTCGTTACTTTCGGGAACTTTAGATGTATATGAATGCCTTCCTGCTTCTGAAAAATAACTAGAATCTGCGTCTATTAAATAAGTGCCGTCATCCCTCAACCAATCGAATCTTAATTTCACAGCTTCTCCTTGTGGGATATTAGAGAAATGGGCGCTAACAGTAACAACATCACCATTTTTTAATTCTATATCAGAAAACTTTATCTCTCCGACTAAATTTGAATTCCCAAATTTGGATATTGTAATTGTCCTATCTGCTTGAGTTGACCCTATATATAAATTCCTTCCACCGACATTTACATTATCATACAAAGGCGACCAGTTATAATCCGCTGGATCGTTGCTTTCGGTTGCAGTAGATTTATTGTAAGCAAGCCCTAAATAACGTTTACCCTCTGAGCTATCAGCCATTCCTTTTCCACCTTCATCATCGGCATATTTCACCCATGTATAGGTGGTTTGTCCATTTTCTCCTGGGGATCCATCGAACACATTGGTAATAGTTATACGCCCGATTGACATAACTTCATTCAATGAATCTTGAATGATATCAACAGAAAAAGATGCCTTTTCATCTATTTCATCTGCGGTAACAGTTATTGTTTTACCGTTTTTATTCCAACTAGATACAGGGATGCCACGTTTATCATACTTATTCCAAATATACGTATAATTCGTGCCGTCTTTATCTACCTCTGTTCCAGATAGAAATACGGTTGCGGTAAGTTCTGTACTTCCTTCACCATTTTTAAATGTATTCCCAGCACTGGATTCTACGGTAGTAATTAACATTCGTGCTAATCTTCGTTTGATATCCTCTTGTATGGATTCCCATATCGACTGTACTTCTTCCTCGGTATATTCAATGTAATCGCCAAGCGTAACTTTCTTCTTGGATTTATCCGTAATGCTTCGCTCTTGTGTGTGTACTCTAGCTTCTAAATAGAGAGGTGGATTAAATTTTGTATCCTTGATTTTGACCGTATCACCGAACCGGATTTTTTTATTTTCCATTCCTGGCACATTTTCTAAATCCGCAATCTCTCCCTCATATTCAACCACTTCATTAACACGTTTTTCTAGTTCATTTTCGGTAAGCTCACGCAATCGAGATTCTGTCATTTCCTGATCGTTTGTTTGCGGTTCGTACGTATCCCATAAATGCTGTAATTCACCTGTTATCGGATCAGGTCTGCCCCACCGCTGCAAGGCTTCCTTATCCTCGACAATGACTTCTAATCTAGTACCATCATCCCTATCAGGACCCAGACCCTTTAATGCTGTGAAGATGTTATCTGTTTTTTCCACACGTTTGAGGCTAAGTAAATCCTTACCTAACTTAACTTCCCGACCTCGCCACTGTCCAATTTGTTCAACCAAATCTACATATCTACCAGTGACTTTGTTTCCATTTGTTTCTACTCGGAAGCGTAATTCTAAGCCGAATTCTGTAGCAATCCGTTTTAAGAAGGCATAAGGATTGGTATGCTTTTCGATATGCATGGTCCGTATGCCGCTGCCTTCAATAATGCCTGGGCGCCATTCTGTGCCGTTTGTGGCATGGCTTACTAATGTAGTTGCTGTCTGTTCAGCAAATGTTTGCGGATCTATGACTTTAGCTTTTTTAAGCAAAAGATAACTTGCAGATGCAAATACTTGGGCTTCTAAACTATCTTCGTGTGTCTTCCCAGATTCCTCTATCACAAATTCCTGATAGCCTTTATCTTCAGCAGGAACAATTACTCTATTGTTTTTACCTAAGTACTCAGAAAAGGATTTATCTGCAAAGGTGACAAATTCGAATGTCTCCAAATTATCTTTTAATGACTGTCTATGATTATTGTCTATGATGTTTTTAATGGATATAAAGTCTAATATATTATCAGATTGTCCGTCTGTGATATGGATCATGATTTCACCTTCTACCTTTTTTTCGGTCTGTATTTTACTGTTGTTTGAAAGCTATTTGCTGGATGGGTGATTAATTGATTCTCGCCTTTTTTTAACGTAAAAAAAAGACCTCCAAAATCTTTTAGGTCCTTTCTATCTTCGCCATTGATTAATATTTCTTCGTTTACATGATCAAATATTATTCGATCACCGACATTAGCTATATATGGCGTTTGATCTACGGTTACTTGTGCCAATTGAAATACTTTAATATGATCAATTTTAGGCGCATAAGCGCGGTCTGTATCTGCAAATTTTCCGATGTGAATTTGAATGTATTTTAATTTCCCTAGATAGTCACCTAGATTATTTATGAATCTACGGGAGAGCGTTTGTACGTGTTTGTTACTGTTGTTAACTCTTGTAATATAAAAGGTGAATTCCTTCCCAACTCTTTTCAAACGCAACATTCCGTAAAAGTAATCTTGATCATAACTATAATTTTGGGAACTAATCATATAATTTTCATTTGCTCCAACATAAGGACCTATACGCCCTTCGCCTTTCTTTCTATGAATTCCTAAACTGTCATCTTTGATAGCCAACTTTCCCAGTTGATTCATATTTTCATCGAATAAAGAAAACTCAATTCTAAATGTCTGTGATGTTTCTGTAGTACGACCTTGCACCATTGCTTCTACTTCAAAATCTTGCGCCACAGGTACTTCTTTTATTAATGCAGGACCATGCCAATCAGGATCCGTAGTATCTGGGCCATAACTAGGAACAGTAATTCCATCGTTATCCGTTCCAAAGGTTCCGTCTACATATCCATTATCAAGAGAAATTGGTGAGGAATCCCATGTATCTAACGTCTGTCCCCGTTCCTCTAAAAGCAACGTTCTTGCATCTACAACCTCGCTTGTTACATCCACAGGTGTACCAATCAACATATATTCTTCGTGTTGGTTCTGAATCAAGGCAAATGGGACCTTTTTAGTTACTTCCAATTCAAAAATCGGCTCTACTTCGGTTGTACCTTCATTTGTGACTATTCCTGCATCTGAGCCAAATTCCATTGTTTTTTCTTTCTCATATTTATATGGATCTGGGCAAATAATAGTAAGCTGCCCTTGATGCATGAAAGGAAATTCATCATCTTCACCTGCCTGTTCGGGAATACCATAATAAACAACATTAGGTTCATCAGGGAAAATTATAGAAACTGGTTCACTGACAGACAGTATTCCGTTTAACTCATCTATTTTATTTCTTAATTCTTGGCGATTCATTGCCTTGATATTAGCTTCAATCCCTAACGGTCTTGGCGGTAAGTTTATTCTTTCTAAATGAGCGCCCGACATGCCTGGAACCTCTAATAATGATAATTCTCTATTTGTCATTCCTCTACCAGTTATTTTCTTTATTCTTAGATATGGAGAAAGGTCTATATCATTAAATAACAAGATGTCACCCCCTGAACCTTTTTAGAGTCGATCTCTTTCTATCCTGATTTCTAGTGATATCATCAACAAATGAACTGAAGTTACTTGCTCCTAAACGTAGATTAATAATTACTGGCTGTTTATTTTCATTACCTTTACCATTTCCAAGGGCTGGATTATATTCTTTTGGTACAACAGCTTCACCTTTATGAATCATAGCAAGTCCATCTTTGGCAACAAAGTTAGTACCTACATCAAGAGAAGGGATATTAGGTATATTAGGGAAGCTGATAGAACCTCCACCTTTTCCTCCTAATCCTGGTACCCAATCTGGTATTTTCGGAAGCTTAATACTTAATCCGTTCAATGCGTCAATCATTCCGTTAATGGCTCCTATTACACCATTAATCGCACCTTTTACGGATCCAGTTATTCCATCCCAAACGTCATCAGTACCACTTTTAACTCCATCCCAAGCATCACCAATAAAGTCTTTAATTTTACCAAATACTCTTTTAACTGTGCCCCAGATAGTATCGATAAATCCTCCCACTGTATCTTTAATTCCATTCCATACAGAAGAAGTAATGCTTTTAATAATATTCCAAACCGATGATATCGTGCTTTTAACGCCATTAATCGCTCGTGATACGATGGTTTTAATGGTATTCCAGACCGTAGATATTATTTTTTTAATCGTGTTCCATACGGTTGTTGTGACTGCCTTAATAGTATTCCATACGGTTGTTATAACTGTTTTCACAACGTTTATTGCACCTTGAACAATTGATTTGATTATATTCCACACCGTTGAAATGACTGTTTTTATAGCATTCCATACAGCTTGTGTAGTAGTCTTGATCATATTCCAAACTGCTTTAATCGTTCCCCAGATTCCCTGTGCTACAGTTTTAATTACTGTCCAAATTACATTCCAAGTTGCTTGCAGGAATGTCCAGATACCTGTAAATATAGTAACAGTAATTGTTTTGATCATGGTCCAAATGGCTTGTATCGTACCCCATATGCCTTGAACGGCTATCTTTACTACCTCGACAATGACGTTCCATGTAGATTGTAAGAAGCCCCATATGGCTGTGAAAACTGTAATCGTTACTGCTTTTATTTGTTCCCAATGGGTAACCACAAATATAGCTAATAATGCTACTAGATTTATAATTAATCCTACTGGACCTGTCATAAAACGAAATGCTGCACCTACTCCTTTAATCATTGGAATAATTGCTGGAAGGGCAGACATTAAACTACCAAGCACTAATAAAAGAGGACCAATAGCCGCAGCCACTGCTCCTAATACTACTACTAGTTTTTGAGTTGTTGGTGATAAGTTATTAAACCAGGATGCGAGTTTCGTTACTCCATCGATGATAGGAGGTAACCAACGCTCTGCTAAATCTAAAAATATTTGTCCTAATGGTGCCATATCGGAAGTGATTCTGTTTTTTAATTCTTGAAATCGCTCTCCGATAGTCTTAGTCTGGTCAGAAGTTTCCTGTATACCACCTTTCGTATCATCAAAACCTTCTCCTAATTCATCTAATGCAGGTATCGCTCCATTTCGAATAGCTGTGGTCATTCTTTGCGCACCTTCAGCACCAAATGCTTCTGTAGCTATTTTTAATGCTTCTGTTTCTGTTTCAGCATCTCTCATTTTATTTGCTACTTTTTCAAATTCCTCCCTAGAGTTTTTACCTTCATCTGCCCAGTTTCTAAAAGCCTTATTTAAACCTGGCATAACTCTAGAAACAGAAATACCTTTAGCTTCTAATCTTGCCATTAAATCTGCTGATTCCGTCATGTTGAAGCCTGCATTCTGTAATACAGATCCATAAGTATTTAAGTGACCAGTTATCTGATCTAGACCAACTCCATAGTCTTTAGTCATTTGATATAACTCATCTAGCTTTGTTACACCTTGGTCAGCAGGTATTTGCCATTGCCCCATTGCTTGACCAAAGGCTTCCGAGTTAGCGACCCCGTCTTCACCTAGCGTTCTTGAAGCATCTAATACATTTTTGGTTAAATCCTCCAATACTGGACCTGTTGCACCTGTTAATGTATTTAAGTTAGAGATAGCATTAGAAACCTCATCCGCACTATTAGGCACATTTTTAAAGACATTATCAAAACTAGATTTAAGACTATCTAATTTGTCACCTGTCGCACCTGTACCAACGATAATATTGTTATACGCTTTGTCTACTGTGTCAGCTGCTACAATAGAAGCTGTTCCTAATGCTGCCATTGGCGCAGTAACGTACTTCGACATTTGTCCGCCAACTTTTTTCATCTTCTTTGCAGTACCATTCAGGTTTTTTTGTAGCGTGCCAACCCCTTGTTCAGCGCCCTTTTGGTCTATTTTCGTATCTATTGTAATAGAACCGTCTGCCATTTATTTACCACCTGCCTTTCCTCCGAAGGCTGTAATTATATCCTCAAACGCTTCATCTGCTGTCTTCCCGCCATTTTCATCAAGAGCATATTTTCGCTTAAGACTTAAAATTTTATTACGCTCTTTCTGGTTATTTTTATTAGGAGAAGGAACTTCCATTGTTCTTATTTGAACAACTTGCATGAATGGCGTTTTCTCACTTAATCCACTAAATAAAGACATAAATTTTTTCCAATGCATCTTTCCTTGTTGTTCTAGTAGATCAATGCCATAATCCATTAAAAAAGAAGCGTAAATACGCTCCCCGTCAACATTAAAATCATAGTCTTTATCTTCTTGTTCCTCTTGTTCTTGCGTATCATCCTTCAAGCCCTGATTTTCTTGATCATTTTGATCTTTCCTTACAAAACCAAGCTCATTTTCTAAAATAAATATATATAAATCAATTTTTTCCTCTAAAGCTAGGTTCTCTATATCTTCAAAGTTTTCAATAAGCATCTCTAGTCCTATTAGAATCTTTTCTATAATGTGTAGCTCTTTATCTTTCAGCATTTCTAAGAAAAAAAGAATGTTATCGAAAGTTAAATCTAATTCCAGTTGTATACCTTGATAAGTACATGTATCTTTTAATTTCCCCGTTAAAAACATAGGTTCTTACTTCTTCTTTTTGATGTATTTAGAGCGCTTTTTCTCAAAATGCTGTTTTTGTCGTTCGTCTTGCCTTTCCTTGATATAATGCAGAACATCAGAGACTACACCAATCGTATGCTCTGTGGAATTATTGGTTTTTGGATATATTTCTTCAAAAGCACCTTCTCCAATAACCTCGTTTGTAATTAGTTTTGTTTCTTCTTTTGCCTTTTCTAATGCTTTTACCAGCACTTTTTCATCATTTTGCTTTGCTTGTGCTTCTATTTCATCGCCTAATTCATTTAATCTGGAAGCTAATTCCGCATACTTCTTTCGTTTATCATCTGAGGTATCTATTTCATACACTGTTCCATCAATTGAAACTTCTTCTATCGCTCTTTGAATACCTATTTCCTTCATCTAAATTCCTCCCATAGAAAAAGAGCAGCCATTTGGCTACTCTTATAATGTAGTTACATTTACAATATCTGATGGATCAGATTCAGTACCATATTTATCATTTATTGCTGTTACATAAAATTCATAGTTGGTAGCTGTTGTTAGCCCAGATACCGAATAGCTATTTGTGGTTACAGTGTCAATTTTTGCGCCATCTTGATATACGTTATACCCACTAGCACCCTCAGCGACATTCCAATTCAGATCAACACTTGTATCTGTTTCATTGGAAGCGACAAGGCTAGTGGGCGCCTTAGGGAGTAGGCGCTGTGTATTGTGGTTTACCAGCAAAATGTATCTCGAATGAAATCTCACCTTTTGCCATGGCATCCCCACCAGGTCCAACAATATTTGCTATGGTGCATGGTCCTTCGAAAGTGGATCCATCTGGTAACGTTAAACGGTAATCGGTACGTCTTGATGGTCCTAGTTCAAGCACCTTCGAATAGATATAGTCTTGCGCTGGATCACCATAATAGCGATGACCTGAAAATGAACTAATGAGTTGGGCACCAATAACATCCGTTTCTCCGTAACCATCCCCATCATAATAATTATCCTGGGAAGTCTCTTCGTTTGGATCTGGCTCCATACTAGTAATGCCTTTTGCTAATCTTTCCCATGTTTCCGTTTCTTCATTAGGCGTTACATTTATTTCCATCATGTATTTTGAATTTAATAAAAATCCTTTAGACATATACATCCTCCTTAAACATATAATTCTGCCTCAAATAAGGCAGTCCAAAGAACACCGTAACTTGTTTTCTGTACAAAATTAGGTGTTGTTGTACATTGAAATGAAACCAAATGAAAAGAGCCATCACGACTTGTGATAGCTCCATTCGATAGGTTTTCATATTCGCTCATTAACCGATTAATCATGTCATAACCTTCTAAGTTATCTTGATGATGTACTAATAACTGAAAGCTAAAAGGGTAAATTAAACCCTCTTCCATGTATCTTTCGTTTATATTAGCTGGCGATGGTCGTATAGCTATGCTGTTACCGTCTTGGTTGTACATACCAATACCGATAGTAGGAGGCGTAAATGACAATGTCTCAGTAAATGATTTTAATGCATGTAAAAAATCCATTGCTTACACCTCCTATATTTTTGATTTTGTTGCTTTTTCTGCATCATCTAGCCACTGTTGTAAATGTTGTGCTTTTGCTTCTTCAAACCATAGTCCGCTTGCATGAGGATTTTGGTCTTTACTAAAGTTATATTGTGGATTGTAATACAACTTTCTTGCATATGGTGTTGACCAAGCGACTTCCCCTTCACCTATTTTAGAATGAGCAAGTCCGCTTTCTTCTAAATAACTTTGATCTTTAGGGATGTAGTAATTACTCCCTTTCAAAACTAAATCATCTAGAATATATTGTCCAAAGCCAATAGCTCCCACTACTTTTTTTGTAACACTAGCTTTACTGAAATCAACTTTGACATTAAACATCTAGATCACCTCTACTTCTAGATGATGAGGCTCTGCATCTAAAGCACTTGGATACTTTACCAGTGTTGCTTCTCTACCAGTTCCCCGAAATGAAATTCTATCCCCAGCTTTAGCATCATCAGGAAAATAGGACGAATTCACACGATCTATAATAACCGTATGATTTGCTTGTTCCCCTTCACTATTAGAGCTTCTATTCATAGAGGTTATAGGAACAACACGTACATGGTTAATGATTATTTCCTCACCGTATTCATTGTTCCAACCATCATTGCCAATTAAAGGCTGATATTTAATTGAATGCACTAAAAGATTTTTAGGAATAGGCTTAATAACCATGAAAAGCACCTATCCCACTATAAAGCAATCCTGCATGTGCTAGATATTGAACAACATTGTTCGGTATTTCGTTAGCAGCAGACGAATTGGAACTGTAACTAAATGAGCCTATATTAACGCTTTGTGTTTGATCTAATTGTTTCGTAGCTTGATAGCCTCCATTCATCACAAAATGCTCTGTCATGATAGCCGTTGCCTGTTTCAGCATGTTCTGTTGGAAATCGATTAACTTACTTTGAACAATTGAAAAATTACTGAGTCTATCCATTTCTTCACTAGCACGCTTAATACATCGATTAAGCTCTTGTTCATCTTCCATGGGAACACCTTCATATTCGTTTAGATAGTACTCTCTATCGATATACATAAAAGCACCCCCTTATTTATCAGAGGATGCCTTTTGTGCTTCTTCTAGCTCTTTTTTCAATGCTGCATTATCTTCATTAAGTGCTTTTACTTCTTCTTTTAATTCTTTATTTTCTTTTAATACTTTTTTATGAGTGGATTCAGCAACAGTTTTTCCCTTGTTATCTTCAATAACCTTTCCTTTTTCGTCAGCTTCTTCATAGCCCATTGCTTTGAGTTCTTTAATTTTTCCGTTATCTGTCTCTTTTAAAACAACATTTTCTTTACGTAAAATCATTTTATTTCCTCCCTCATTATGCCCCAGATGCTGGTGCTTTATTAGATACAACCAAACCTTTTGCTTGGTTTTTCATTACGAACAAATCATGATACAAACGGTTTTGGTATAGGTATCCATCCCCCTCTGTATGTTGCCCTGGTTGGAATAGGTAAACAGAATTTAGTTTTGCTTTTGCAACAACAGCACCACGATAAACAATTATCCAGTTTAATTGCTGTGCATCTGTAGCTGGAACAAAACCGTCTGTAAAATTAAATGCTGTTTGGAAACGATCTACATCGAATACCTCTATAAGCCTTGCGCCATTAAGAGTAGTTACTCTTGTTTCAATGATTGTATTTTCATTCTGTAATGAGAATGTACCTTTATTCTCTTTATAAGCTTCTACTGCATCCATGACATCTGTAGATACATAGACTTTAAGGTTAGCAGTTCCATATTTACGCACTTTTTTAATATCTGCACGCAAACGATCTACTACATCCTGTGGTGTGCCATCGGTTACGTTTTCTGGTGTAGCCTGTCCAACTTCTTGCGCTTTTGCTGCTAATTTAGAAAAACGGTAGGCATCAATTTCAGGACCAGCATTTTCATTTAGAAATACTCTAGTAACGTTTGCTGCGCTTGCTGACTGATTAGATTCATCTACGTCCATTTTATCGACAAAGAACTCAACATCCCGATCAAATTGCAGGGTATATGGTTCGTGAGTTACATCTACAGAACCACGATTATACCCACCATTACGGCTGTGTTGTTTATAACCAGAAACAGCTAGAGAAGGCACATGAAAGGTTCTTGCCCCCATCCAGTTTACATTTGGCGTTTCAAGGTCGTTTGTAAGTGTAGCTTGCTTAATGACTTGGTCTAATTCCGTTTGATACTTTTCTGCAAAGTTGATAGCATTTGCCATTTATAATCATCTCCTATTTTCCTAATAATGTTTGTGCAAAGGCATCTAAATTGCCTTGTTGTTGATGTTGCCCAGTTGTAAAAGAAGGCTTGCCTCCACCTTCTGGTTGATCTTCTTCGAAAAGGTATGGATCACTTTCTTTCAAACCTTCAAGTTGAGTGTCTAGACCTTTCAACGTATCTCCATCTAGCTTGATTGTATCCATATCTAACAAAGCCTTTAGTGCTTTCGTATTTTTTGCCTTAGCACCAGATAAAGTACTCTCTAGCTTGTGGTCAAATTCCTTTTGTTGAAGTTTAGTTTCATAGTCGTTCTTGGTTGTTTCATTTTGCTCTTTAAGTTGATCAATCTCTTGCTGCAATTCTTCATTACCTTTTGCTTTTTTGCTTAGTTCATTTAGTTGTTCATCACGATCCGCAATTTGTTGCTTGTAATCATTCTTCTCTGTGTTAACTGCATTAAACTTCTCTTTTGGAATATAGCTTCCATCAGATACAACAGCTATTTTGTTATCACCTGCTTTTTCAACGACTTGGTTGTAAAGCTCTTCACCTAATAATTCTTGTAAATCCATCTATATCGCTCCTTATTAGTTTTTTTGACGTGTAACCCTCCACGCAAAGGAATACGCTTAGTTCTACCCCAAGCCTTTAAAATGGGCATAATAAAAAAGCCTTTTATAACGACATGCTTAGGTCGTGTTTATCCAAAATACTGAGATTCTTTATCTTTGTTCTCTAAGTCATACACTTTCTTAGCTAATTTGAGAACCATATTTTCTAGCTGCGCTACTTTTTCTTCCAGTTCTTTTTCTTTCTTCTTACCCATTATCTCACCTGCTCTCTGTCATACCTTCTGGTACGTCCTGTATCTTTAATAAACTGCCTTTGATTGGCTTGTCTATCTAGTACCTTTCTATGCGCTATTTCAGCGCCTTCTGTATCTCCTAATTCTTTCATCATGTTTTCCTCACGTTTAGCAGCGCGAATTCGCCTTTCTAGATATCGTTGCTTTTGACTGTTTTCATATTGCTTATCGTTAGTTTCCTGATCATAAGGATGATACGTCTTTTTCATCCCTTCAAAATAAGGATACTTAACATGACCACAATTAACACCAAATAACCCAGCAGGTTCACCCATGCTAGTATCTGATAAAGGTGGATATTTTTCACTTTTTCCACTTCTACTAAAAATACGTCCTTGATATGGTGCGCATAATGGTCTAGCTCCTGCATGAGAACTAACCTCAACCAAATCAACACCATATTCATCGAATCTAGTATCTTGCATTCCATTGGCTACATCATTGCTTGTAGAGCGCATGACCATACTTGTATAAGCTTCTGTAGACCATTGCCGCCCCTTTTTATCAATTAACGCTGGAACACCTTGTTCAGCCCATTTACTAGCTGTTTTTCTTAATGCCTGTTGAGCTGTAGTTACACCTGCCAAAACTTCGCCTGTAGTTTGATTAATAATATCTAAATATATTATTCTTGATTGATCTATCATCGTTGAATTAACTAGATTAAAACTATTCTTCGCTTGCCTTTCATATTGTTCTAATATTTGAAGCAAAGATTCGCTTGATTTCATAGGTGGTGCATGATTGAGTTTCCCTTTTTTCGCTCCATCTTCTAGCATAGATTCCATTTCCAACAAAGAACCGTAACCAGCTTTTTCTAATGCTTTGATGATCTCTTCACTAGTTTTTCCTGAATGCTTCGTTAAAAGCTCTATGTTTTGCTTATTTAAGGATTCTATTTCATTTAGTGCTTTCAATTGCCATGATTCGATATCCTTATCAAGCAAAGAATCATGCTTTTTAAGTCGTTTCGCTATGTTCAAGAGTATTTGTTCCTCAATAGATAAATAAACGTCTGTGACTGGCTTAGATAGTTTCTGTAGCTTACGTTTATCCATTACTTACTTCCACCAGTACCAAAGAAATCAATATCTTCAGCGTTGGCCGTTTTATTTTCCTCGTTAATCTCATTTATCAGTTCAAGAGCTTCTTTATCTGTCATGCCATGTATCTCCATGATGGCACGCTTTTTTGATTGTAATTTGTTATTAACCAGTTGTATTTGTCTTGTCTGTTCTGCTGCATTATCTTCTACAATAGAATCATCAAAGGTTACAGTTACTTCTTGTTCCTTATCCCCTTTAAATAATCCGTAAAGTTTAGCTACATCGACAATAGATTGAATTAACTCTTGTAAACCTTCTTCGATAATCGTTTCATGAGATTTTTTAGACTTGAATGTCTTGCTGTTCTCACTGATCACCTCGGTAGCTGTCTTAACACTTTGGCCATCAAAAGAGAATGTGCCAGCAGAAAACCCGGTTTGCATAGCGAATAGATTTAATAAGGCATTGATGCCTGATATATGTTCATCTACACGTAATTCAACGTTAATATCCTTAGGTTCACCCTCATCAGGAAATTTCATAGCTTCATATGTTTCATCTGTATCATCAAAATAGCGATGCACTTCCTGTGTTTGTGGATCTATTACTGTCTTTACCATGTTAGAAGGAACAATAATTCTTTTTTTACCAAGCCTAAATTCTCGATGGAAGCTATCAAATGCGGTATCAATAGCCTTCATGGTATCTAAGGCGTTAGCATAAATAGAGATTCCTAATGGTGATTGAATATCAATGTTGTTTGCAGTGTTCGGCTTAAAGTATGTGAACAAGGATTTCTTTAAATTATTTATAGCTACTATTTCTTGTAAGTCTGGGAATAGGATAGACAAAGAGACTTTCACGCCTAATTCATTACCATTTGATTCATATAATTCATTGGTAATGTAGTACGTATTGCCTTCCCAAGTATGCCATTCTAGATGTGTATATTTTTTGTTGTCTTTCTTGTATTCACTAACAAAAACGCCTTCGGTTATAGTATCGTTATGCCAAGATATAGGAACGAAACAATCCGCACTAACAAAAGAGAGCATGATCTTGCCTTCCTTAACATATGGCTTAATGACCATACCGCCAAGGGCAAAATCATACTCTAAATGATCTTGAAACTTTTTATAAAACTTGTTCTTTTTAAATACTTCTTCAATAAATTCAGAAGTCTTATTTTTACCGTCTCCAATACTAATAGCGCACTTTTCATTAAATACTAGGCTGGCCATTTCTGCGGCTGCCGTTTTTGCCATCATTAAGGTATCCATTTTCCTGCTTTTCTTACCGCTAATGGTTTGATATTCAATATCATGCCATTCCGAATAATACCCTTTATACAGCGCCTTCCAAATATCTATATTGTTGTACAATTCTTGGTTAATAGATATCTTTTTATGACTGCTTATTTTCTCAATCCCTTTAATTATCCCCAATCGATAAAGCCCTCCTTTCACAGCATTTATTAAACGTCTGAACATCGCCTCACCACCTACAGTACATAATTTTTATAAAAGTGATTGTTAGCATATCTAGCTTCATCCATCGCATGGTTCCAGTCATCTATTGGATTGCCATTGTCATCACGTACATACATTCCAATTTCTTTGATAAAGTCATAATGATCATACGTATCATTTTCGACTAAAAAGAATTGCTCGTTAGTTATAGAGTTTTGAAAACGTTCGATACCAACCTCAATACCGCCACCTTGTTTCTTCGCATCTGAAGCATTGTTATCTGCTCTAGTTGTATCAATTTGAATCTTATGAAGTTCCTCTCTTAATGATTTACAGGCAGGATCCACAAATACATCTGTGAATCTCATTTCAAACTTTTCAACACACCAATTAATAAATTCTTTAATCTCTTTGGCGTATGTACTCATAGCCTTTATTTGACCTGTCTCAGCACCACTATGGTAATAGTTAGCTACTCGATTCAGTCTGAATTTACCATCATAAAATGTAACGATATTACAGCTACATGAAGTAGCATCAGATTGACCGCCATCAGCAACAAAGTACATTTCATATGGCTTCCCTAATAAAGCTGGAATCTGATTCGCTTCTGTATTGAACATGGAATAAATAACGCCCTCTGGCATTACTCGTTTTCCATACCAATCACGATCAAGCAAATATGGATTCTTTATAAGCGTTTCATAGATTTCCTTTTTTCGTTCTTCGCTAATAATCGGATTATCTTGTATGGTCCAATGAGTCCATCGTGTATTTTGTACCTCAAATACATCTGTTATGACTGGATGATTAGGTGCAGGTGGGTTCAGGTCTGCAATATGGTATCGGTCTTGTGCTGCCATGGTTCTCCTAAAGCATTCTTGTATAAACGACATATGCAGCAAATTAATCTCACCAAATGCTACACTTCCTAATGACATACCAGTGATAGCTCCAACACTATTTGCTTTTGCTCCACCTTTGTAATAAATCTTTTTAATTCCTTTAGGTGTGTGGATCTCTAAATGATCTCCATGCTCATCATGCTTAATTTGAGCAAGATCACCAAAGATGTGCATTAACCCTGTTCCATCACCATCGATGAATAATCGGAAAGCCTGTTCTTGGTTGTAAGCACTCACTAAATGGTTGGAGTCTCTTGAAATTGTGTAAAGATAAGCTAAACGAAAGTGCACGCCTGTTGTCTTTCCAGAACGGTTATCGAGGTGTCCCCTCTTGAACCTCAAGACCAACATTAAAAGGCGCTTTAACAAGCGCCCTTTGTTTATCAGATAGTTTTATTTTTCTAGACACCCAAAAACCACCCCCCTAGGATTCATCTAAGTAAAACACTTCATAACCCAATCGTGATTTATTTCTACCTTTGAGAGTGTTTCTTAATGTTTTTTCGTTACACTCTATATGCTCACTTGCATCTTTAATGCTTTCAAAAGTCTTATCAATACCAAGTTTTTTATTGACTACCCTTATGGGTCTGCGCTTCTTTTTAGCGTAATATTTCATTCTTTCAACTTGTTCAGGAGTTTTAACTAGTAAATTAGTTGTATAGGCATGTATTTGGTTTTCTGATTGTGTAACCCATTCAAGATTATCGACTGTATTATTGCTCTTGTCTCCATCGATGTGATTAACATAATTCTTTCCATATGGATTATCAATTAAGTGTTCTGCGACCAATCTATGGATGGAGAACATTCTTTGCTTTCTGTCATTTGGTTTCCTTAATCCAATGATGAAATATCCTCTAGCATTTGCTCTGCTCTTCATTCTCCCCTTCATGCCTATAACACTGCCAAAATTGCTTATTTGATACCGTTCGTAACCTTCGTATTTTAAATTCACCCACTTCTCCATAAGTACACCTCTAATGCCATTTTGCCGCATCGTCGGAGATACTTCAAAATATTTGTTATATTTTTATTCATCATTCTTCACCGTATCGATAAGTACATCTAACAAGCTAGTATCCTTGGATTGTCCTTTAATAAGCTTGGTGCGCTCTTCAATGAATTCTGTTTCTTTCTTGATTTTCTCATTCTTTATTTGAAGTGCTTCAAGCTGTAATTTTAATTTAGGATCAAACATACCAATATGCTTACCAATCAATTCTGTGGCTTTATTAGCTCCGTTACTATCGAATTGATATTCACCAGTTGAAACCATTTCCCCTATACTCTGATCCCATTCTTCTACTGGTTCAGCCTGCATAGAACGATCTGAAATATCTTTTAGTCGCTTCAATACCCAATAGGCATCAAGTTCTAATTTCTCAGCACGCTTATCTTTTAATTCTTTTACACGCGCGGAAATGTTAGCTTTTGTTAACAATCTTGCAGCTGTCTGCCTAGCTGTTTTTTCACTATAACCTGCTCTAATAGCTGCCTGAGTAGCGTTTAGATCAACAATGTATTCCTGACAGAATAACTCTTGTTTTGTAGTTAATTTACCCATTTATGTCATCACCCTACCCCCTTGTAGTAATATAATGTAATTGAATAAGCCTGTTGCATGTATGGTTTTTAACCTTTCGTAAATTTTTTGGATTAATGCCTGTACACTCAAAAAACAAGTTTTAAAAATGTTATAATTAATGCTACGCTGTATACAACATTAAAAATACATCACTGAAAGGGGAAGTTTTGTTGTTTTTTAAATCAAGCAAAAATGCAGATAAAACAAGTATAAATATTGCTTTTTATTGTTCATTTATTTATTGGTCAGGATTTTTATTAATAAATAGTATTCTTGATTTATTCAACAAGAGTATAGAAATAAATTCCTTTTTGTTGTTAATAACGGGTTTAATAGTTTTTTTTGCTAGTGAATTCATATCAAAACAAGTAAGAAATAAATAAAAACAGTGTGAGCTTTTTGACTAGCTCACACTGTTTTTATTATTGAGATCTACAAGAGTAAGAATTTGTAGCCCCTGACCCTATTTTTGTAATGATAACACCTTTGTTTTTAGAATTACACATATTTAGTCCTGATACACCTAACATTGGTACTGCTCCTAGCATTAATGTTAAAGCAGTTGGGCTTTTACCAAAAACCTTAGCTATAGCTGTAGCAGTAGCCCAAAATCCACCATTTAATCCTGCTGCTTTAACTAGTTTCTGTATTTTGGAATTACTAATTTTATATTCTTTATAATTTATAACACCCATTGGCTTTATAGTAGGTTCTTCAATTTTGTTAATTCCACTATTCAATTTATTCATATGACTACTTAACACTGTTAAAGTGTCATCTCCTGTTAAAGGAGTAGATTTTTGATCTTCATAACTCACAATAGCATTATACAGTTCCCTTGCTTCTTTACTTAGTTTATTTATTTCTCCTTGAGAATTCGATGATAGATTTTCCATATCCAATTTTTGATCTAACTCGTTAATAGAATCAACCAAAATCCCCGTATTTTCTACCTCTTTCTTAGTTACACCTAATTCTTGGCTTTCATTTGCAGACGCATGTAAACTCGGCGTTACAAACGAAATGACCATAACCAATGACAAGATTACGGACGCAACCTTTTTAAACATAATAACATCTCCTTTTTTGTATTCTTGATAGCTATCATATATATAATTCTATCTTTTTTTACTAAATCCTTCTTTTTTTGTATAATTTTTGTATTTATTGTAATTTTTTCTTTTACTCGATCAGTGTATTAAAATTTTTATATTAATTATAGGCCCCTACAAATAGATAATAGCACCCAAGCCAATTGAACTCAGGTGCATTATTTACATACCTAGTACAATATATCGTAAATAATTCCCCATCGACCCTAGGTTATCGACAAGGCAACAAATCCAACAGGATTGTTATTTCATGTCATGCGATAATGACCTATGCCTGAACGGACTATAAATAGTGTTTTGGACGGAAGATTTTTCCTGCCCGTCCTGCCATCCATTTTACACACAGCGTTTTTCTTCTGTCATTATGTGCGACAAGTATGACATGTCTGCCATCTGTGACACGATTGCATCCCTTATCCTAAATATGTGCCTTTCAGATAAACCCATGTGATTACTAATTGCTCTCATACTCATGCCATCTAATAAACACTCTAATACAACTAGTTCCCGTTCATTTGATATAGCTGGTATACGTTCTTGAATGTATGTTACTTTTCTTTCTAAACGATTAATCCATGTGTATTTTTTATCTCTACGAACAACTTCACGAGCAACAGGATCACTGGTACCACCTTGAGCTTTTGGCATAGCTGATTCAATACCTGATTGAGCTACTAAGTTAGTTCCTGCATCCTTCAAGAACTCGCGCTGTCTTTTAATCTCATTTATCATCCATTTATAATCTCTTAATGTATTTCCAATCTCTTTTTTGTTCATTAAACCCAACCCCCACATTAAAAAGATATTTAACATATTCGCTCCGTTTCACAGGAGAATAAAGCGCCCACTCGTTTATCTTTTCTGTACTTGCTGATTTCCCATTGAAACATTACAGCCACACCAAACTTGAGAAAATTAGAGCCATAGCAATTGCGGTAATAAATGCCATATTCTCTTGTCTTTTCTTATCCGTTTCATAACAAGCGATGATCCACGAAAATAAAATAATGATTAATCCAATGATTTGAAATGCTAATACCATCTCGATTCCTCCCTCAAAATAAAAAGGACACCAAACGGCAGCTTATTGCTGTCATTCAGTGTCCTCCAGTTAGCTGGTAGAACTTATTTTTTTATCACTTCGAGATATCTATCTTGCAATGAAACATTCTGTATTTTTTTATTCTTAAACTTTATTTTTGGGGTTTGAACAGTAAATTTTCTACCTGAAATTGTTACACCTTCAATATTAAAACTAACCTCAAAATCTTCAATAGAATTTATGTCAATCACGATGTTATGACCCTTATACAATTGACTAGGAGACGATCCTTGGCCGACCTGATTATATTGTATTTCAAAGACTCCTGCATACTCACAGGTAACTCTATTATCATCTGCAGAAACATTTTTTATTACAAAGAAATTATCTTTAACATTTCTAATTAATAAATCATACCTACCTAATACAAATGTCTCAGCTTTTTCAATTTTAAAGATTGGTAATTGTGTTTCTAAGGCCCTTTTATTGTCTCGATGATTCTTAACGACAGTAGATCCAGCTAGTACAAGTGAAATGATTACTGATATTCCAGCGGTTATTTCTACGTAACTCAAAACTCTTCCCCCTCATCAAACTTTACACGCTTCACCCTCCCTTGATGCGTGATAACCTTCGTCTCACCATGGTTAGGTAAATACGTTAATTTCGCCTCTCCTTGACAATATACGACAACAAAAGGCATATCCTCATTTTCTATATCGACATTGAGCTTTCCTTCTTTAAATGGAATGTTTTTTAATCTCATATGTTTCGCCCCCCACTCGATATTTTAATTTAAAGCCAATCTGAGCGTTTCTATTATTAAAACGAATAAATCTACAAATCTAGTAATGAAACGCCCAGAATCGGCAGATATGTTTTAATTTGCTATATTTCCATATGAATCCAATTCATAGATTTCAATCTCGGTCCGTTGTTCTTCTTTTTTGCAAGGAGTGATTCGTGATTCCATGTGTTTAACCTGCCGATCATCTTTATATACGATTTTATTTAGAGCATCTGTTACGCCTTTAAATAGGTTGTCTATGTCAGCCCTATTTCCATGTATATAATGTGTTAATTTAACGCCCACATGCCCCTCAATAGGCTTTCCTTTCATATGCTGCTTAGCAATCCACCCAACCTTCCTTTTATAGAGCAGATAGCGCTGTGCGTATTTATTTTTGTACATGCTCTTTTGAGTCATTCTCACAGCTGGAACTGGCTTACCTGGTATGGTTAGTTGAATCATTTTCATAACCCCCTTCTAATAAGTCATTTATTGTTCGCACCGAGGCTTGCGACAATCCTAATTGTTCTCTATTAGTATTAATCCGCTCTATTCCTTTGTTGCAGTACTCTTGTTCTAGTTCAAATCCGATCCATTTCCGTTTTGTATTATCTGCAGCAAGCGCGGTTGTACAAGAACCCATGCAGTTATCTAAAACAAGATCTCCTCGGTTCGTATAAGTCTTAATCAAATACTCGAATAAAGTTAGAGGCTTTTGCGTTGGATGGAATGTCTTTTTATCTCGAGAATAATCTAGAATGGATCTTGGATAATTTGTATGAGTAGTGGTATATTCCTTCGTTAAACCCTTTCCTAATAAATCGCCACCTTTCCTTCTACTAGATTTCCTTACCTTCACTAAAGGGATAATCCCCTGCGGATTATACGTTGGTAGCTTTTTATAAAATACGCAGATGTTTTCATGATTTTTCAATGGCATACGCTTAGCATTCTGAAAACCCGTTGTGTGTCTCCCTTTCTTCCAGATCCACTCATATCTAAACCAGCTCATATTACTCGAAATTAGCTTAGTAGTAAAAGGCTGACTAGCTGTTAATACAATAGCTCCATTATCTTTAATAATTCGTTTATATTGCTCCCACAACTGGTCAAAGGGAATGATCTCGTCCCATTTGCAATTCGTTGTTCCATACGGAAGATCACATAAGATCATATCAATAGATTTGTCCTCTAGTTTCTCCATTCCTTCGATGCAATCACTGTTATAAAGTGTGTTCAATTCTAGTGTCATTTCTTTTCCCCTCTCGGTGTGTTATTATATTCAAGAAGGGAACGTTTGTTCTATTTTTGTTAGAGACTCGGTTAGGAGTCTTTTTTTATGTCTTTGGTTTTACGATCATCCATCTACCTCTTTCAATTCTTTGTCTTCTTCGATTTCTTTCAATCGCTCCATCCCTACACCTCCACACCTACTGTTTTTAGTGCTGCTTTGCAAATAACTACAGGAACAGTATCAGAATCGTTTTGCGCTTCATATTCAATCCATTTGCCGGCACCGCTAATTATTTTGCAATACGGCGGAGCTCCTAACTCCTGATAAACTTCCACACCACACTTTTCGCTTAGTTTCTCAACAACATCCCAAGTATGTTCTATTCGTTCAGATGGTTTGAATTCTTCTATTTCCACAGGAAACTCTCCATCATCAATTACAGTAGTATTAATGTTCTTATACTCAATGACTTCCCACCCCATAACCTTTTCAGCTACTAATTGATCTATCTTTCTGTTATCCATCATAGAACCTCCTAATCCCATTCTTTCGAAGCTGTGTATTGTTCTTCCGTAAGCTCCACTAATACTGGTTCATAATGTTCCAACCATTTTTCTACATCGAAACTTATTAGATTATCGCCAAATTTGTCTATCATGAATTTTTTGTATGCTTTAGATTCTTCTATAAGGGCTTCTACATCTTCATCAGTAGGCACTGAATGATCTTCTCTAATAATCAAGAATGCATCCTCTAATGATTCATGTGCTACTTCTAAATCTTCGTCTGACCAGTCACCTGCATCTAGTCCATTTGACAAGTAACGATCTATTTTATTTTTGTTCTTAAATGCTATTGCTGGTATCATCACTAAACCCCCTTCATCCGATAAGCAAACGGACGTCTAATTTTTCCTTTTCGTGATTGATGGAATAGAGCCAGAAATACTTCGTCTGGATGCCTTCGAATCTTGAAAGCTATCTGCTCTAAGTCCTTGCCATTGTTCCATTGCTTAGTAATTTCTTTGAGTTGATGCTTAGGAAAAGCAAGTTCTAAATCTTCCAGCACAAATTCATAACCGCCCTTTTTCTGGAAGAATAGGTACATTTGATAAGCTTGCTGTATTCATGCCGATTCCCTCATTGATTGCTCCAATCTAGCTTTTAACCGTTCTAAGTCGCTATCATCCCGAACAAAGTCACAATGGCTGTCTGGGCATGGTCTAAATTCCAAATAGTAGCCGTTATCTATACTTAGACCGCCTGTGTTGTTGCAGGTTTTACACATGGGATTCTTCCTCCTTCGAATATTGTTTTTCTAACTCAATTAAAAAACAGGATATACATAATTCCGTTTCCTCAATTTGTTTTGGCCATGGAAACGTTCTTCCTTTTTTTGCAGGATCTCTAGTTTCCCTTCTGCACTTTTGACAATTGACATACTCTATTTTGGAAGATGAATATGATGGCTCAAATTCGACTTCTATCTCAAATTCTTCTCCACAATTTACACATTCATGATCGAATTTGTTATCACTTGGCAAGTCTACTAATCCATCTGACATGTCGTTATCATGGTCGCAATATGGGCATTCTACAGTATCAAACATAGGCTTCATCCCCCATCACTTCATCAATCGTTACCTGATTCTTTTCAAATTCTTCATCGGCAATTGCATTTAAGTGTTTCTCATAACAAACAGGACCATAACCACGTTCAATGCTCTTTTTATCCTTTAGCTTTCTGCCACATGTGGCGCATTCTGTGTGATTCAAGATTAAAACTCCTTCCTGCGGTAATCTCTACCGTTCATTTTGATTGGCTTTGTATCTTCCATCATGCGAGAGAAATTACGTTCTCCTACCCACTCCGTTAACTGTTCGCTATTCAAGTTAGTTGTGAAGATCGTAGCTTTGCCAGATCGTTCATCGAATATTTCAAAGAGTTTTGGTGTTGACCACGCTGTTTTGTGTTCAGCGCCAATATCATCAATAACCAGTAAATCTACCCTGCTCATAATTCCTAATAATTCATCTTCTGTCGGACCATCATTGTTGTAAGTATCCTTGATCTTAGTTAGTAGCTTTGGCACTGATATAAACACAGACGTATAACCTTTTTTCATCAATTCTTTGGTTATCGATACAGACAAGTGACTTTTTCCAGTTCCATAACTTCCAGAAAATAATAGATTTTCTTTACCTGTAAAATTGTCTACATAATCTATTGCCTTTTGTTTTGCTTCTTGTAGTTGGTTAGTAGTAGGTTCATAGTTTTCAAATGTAGCCTTTTGTAATGGTCGATTTAACAGGCTATGGTTATTGAAGTATTTCAGCATCTTTTGTGTTTTCAAGCGTTCGGCACGTTTCTTTTCTTGATCTGCTAATCGAATATCTTCACATTTACATCCGACATTGACCGTTATCCATTCGCCTTTATCTGGTCCGCCTGTTAGCTGCATTTGTTTCTTCTGGACAGTTCGTCCGCATCCTTCACAATCATAGGTAATGATCAAGCGCTCTTTAGGTTTCATTAAACTAATCTGTTCCATAGCTACCTCCTAAAATCCGTAATTATAGCCATCGTCCTCAGCTTCTCTATTGAATTGAATGACATTTGATTTTGTTTTGTTGCGTTCTTGTTTTACTTGCATGATTAACGTGTCAAACTTCTCTCTTAATTTAGAAGGAGACAGTGTATTTGCCTGCCAAAAATCATGACTTTGCGTCCACTTGATTAAATATTCAATCTGGTCTTCTGTACGATTGTCTCTTTCACGCATTAAACGAATATCACTTGCCCATTTTTCTAGGTTAGGATTTTTATAGTTAGGATTGTTTTCTCTAATATTTGAGAGAAGTAATTCTGCTAGAGTCATGTCGCAAATTTCATATTTGTGACGTTTCTCTTTATCTTTCTTTTCTTTCTTACTACATTCTTTATCATTCTTATTATTGTTCCGTTGCTGTTCCGTTGCTGTTCCATCACTGTTCCGTCGCTGTTCCACTGAATCTTTTTTATAGTTATCTAAACCTTGATACAGTGCATAATTGACGACTGTAAAGAGTGTTCCATATTCTGTTGATTTCGTTGTTATTCTCTCTTCTTTTTCAAGTGATTTAATCTTCCTTTGAATTGTCGTTAAAGGATACTTTTTTACAGCATTTCCTCTGCCTTCTCGGTAGGATAAATCATCTTGTAGGTTCCTCAATGACCGCAGATATTGCCCTCTCTCAAGATGAATTCCAGCTTGTTCTATTCCGTCTTGAGAGAAGACTGCCTTCCCAAGAATGTAAAAGAATATCCTGAACTTCACGACATCTGACCATATTTCATTTTCGAATATCTCCCTACTGACTTGGAAAGCCCCCTTAGTCATTTTGGATCACTTCTCCTTGTTAAAATTACTTATCTATTAATTTCACAAACCGCAAACCTACCTGATACCTTCAAAACGGTATAATCTGGATATCTACGCATATAATCTAATACCAGACGTTTGATCTCTTCTTTATCTTGCGCCTGCTCGAATATCCATTCAGGCAGGCGCACATTTGATTTATTGTGCATCGCTAAAATCTATCTCTTGATCATCATTAACCTCTGAAAAATCTGCCTCTATAATGTCCTGTTCATCAAATTCGTTAGCTTTTTCGATAGGATCTTTATTGTCCTCTACAATGCCTTTCTGCATATCAATAGAGAGGATACCCCATTTATTCAACATGTTCCTAATAACCGTTTTCTTTGCCATGGCATCCCAATCTTTCTTCCAGCCAAAATCTGACTTGCTAAACCTTTTCTTATGTTTTTCTATTTCTTCTTTAGACCAATAAACCGTCTTCCTAAATCCATTGATTAATTCAAAATATCCTGTGTAGCCAATTACCTTGTCCGATTGTTTCTGTTCAAAATCAAGCTCCATTTCTTCTGTTAAACGGTTAAAAGACTTTAGCTCCCCTTCATAAACCTCGATCACATTAATATTCCGATATTGTCCCGTTCTAAGAGCCAACTGTATATAACCTTTATAACCTAGCTGAAATTGCGCTTTTCCACCGTATGGAACAATCCAGGCATAACCTAAGTTTTTATCGATAGGTAAATCTAATGTAGCTGCTACCAATGCGCTTGTTACAACTGACATCGGTTCAGCTTTTTGAAGATAAGAGTCATTTGAATATAGGTTTAATAATGATGACATGAATTGTGGTGCTTTCTTATCAAGCACTTCATCAAATTTCTTTCTCATTGTTGGTGTACTTAGTAATTGTTTCAGTCCTAAATTATTAGGATTGACCTGATTACTCCCTTGATTTTTATTAGCGATCTGATTCTTAACTGAGTCATTTGTAGCCATTATTCATACACCTTTCTTTTAGCAGTAATATGAGTTTCGATTGAACCGAAGTCACCTTCATAATTCTTATCTTCAGAACTAGGACGATTAAAAATTTTAATTGCGTGTTCAGCGTTGTTAGCTGTGATTTCAAACTCCTTGATTATTTCTTTCACTTCTCTTACAACGAATTTAGGCATATTATCCGATCTCCTTTACATTAAATCTGCGACTTGTGGTGGTCTTTAATACCGAGTTATATATATCAGGGTATTTACTTTTTAAAAGCTTGCTATCGACCCTGTTTTGCTTCACAGGTTTCCAATCTACTTGGTAATTTTGAACGAATCCTGTTTCTGCATCTTCAAGCTCTTTTTTGATCTGATTTTCCGTTTGTTTTTGCAGTTCTTGTAATTGATTGATATTGGCTTTTAATTCCAATAGGTTGTCCAGTTTTTCTTTATAATCAAAGCCAAGATCAATGGTTTTTCCTTCTTCTGTTTTGGCATAACGTTCTTTCAGAAACTTCTCAGCAGCACTCGAACCATCTAAAGCTGGCGGATTATTCCCTAGTACATGGTGATTCCAGAAATGAACCTCAGCATCGATTATCATTTGAATCAATTCTTCATCACGTTCGATTTCTTTCCAGATAAACTTTTGACCGCCAATTAATACAGCGATATATGCCTTTCCGTAACCAGTTACACCTAGATAATGCTGTACTTGTACCAGGTAGGCTTCTGGAATTTCCTCACTATCCCAATCTTTAGCTAGAAACATGCTGGCAGTTTTACACTCTAGAAGTGCATTTTCTCCAACAACCTTCCTGTCGATGTTAGCCATAATAAAAGGATGTTCTGGATGCTGTAACATGAAGTTGTTTTTACGTACTCTTTTGCCTGACCGAACCTCAAATTCCTTTGCCACCATATCCTCTAGTAAGTTACCAAAATAGGCAGCTTCCCCTGCTGTATCTTCTACAGTTGATTGACCTGTTTTCTCTAGCCATAATTCAAAGGGTGTAAGGTATTTGTTTAATCCAAGGATAATGGAAGCATCACTTCCACCAATCCCCTTTGTACGTTCTCGCAGCCATTCATGATGGCTCATTTCTATTGTGCTTTTAGCCATTGTTTAATTCCTCCCTTGCCCCTACATCATTAGGGAAGTATAATAAAGGCATAGTTTAATTGATTTCACCGATCAATTATTTGAACCCACTGCAATGGGTTCTTTTTATTGTGCTTCTTCATAAGTTGCTCCCAACAATTCCAACACTTCTTTCGATTCTTCACTCAATGAATCAACTAAGAAAAATTGACCTTCTAGAACTAAAATTTCATCTTCGGGGAAAACATCATTCCCTAGAGCATCTACAGTGTTTTCATTCCTTAAATGGTTCATTACTGGATAACCAGTATCCATAATTCTTGCGATTAAAGGATGTTCCACCTTATCCCTCCTAACTTGTAATTAGTGCATATTCAAGAAATATAATCATTCCAACAAAAGCGATCCAGATTTTAATTACATGTGCTTTTTCATCCATAGAGTTTATCCCTTACTATTTGAAAGCTTGCACCACTGTTAACTAAATCTTGTATAACTGAATGAAACTGATCTGCGTTGTACTTATCGCTGCTCATTTTCTCCATTTTGTGAAGTGACATTGTTAAATCCGTAGAAAGGTGTTTCGCTTTTGAAAGATTTCCTTCATTCACATGATTCATAATGGATGATAGCAATCCCAAAGAACGGTAAAATTCTTCACTTGCTTTTGATATATCAGCTTGTAAAAAATGATTTTCGAGTTTCATATAACCCCTCCTAAATGTGATTAATAATGATGAAAAATAATAGTATTGCTCCTAATAAAACGGCATAATTATCATTTGCCTTTTTCATATAAGACCTCCTAACAAGATAGTCCCTACAGATTGCAATGTATCGGCTATCATTTGACCTGCGCTTGCTACATCTACATTGCATACAAGAGCAATTAAAATATCTTGCGAATTTGTTTCTTGTGCCCATCTGATTAAGTCCCTGCCCCGTATATCTAATTTGTTGCTTTCAAGCTTCGAAATATTGCTACGGGACATATGCATCTTTTCAGAGAAAAACTCTTGACTATACCCAGCATTCCTTCTCATTCTGCGTAATGTAGTTCCTAATTCCATTTGTTTCACCTCCCCCGGTTCCATGGTGGAACATGTTCCAAGGGTGAACAGTATTCTATTGGTTGATGTTTTATAATGTAATTACCGATCCCCACTCGGTGTTATCTAAATGACCTTGTAAGGATATTTAAGTCCCACCTCATCCGCATTAGTAGTTTCATTAACCCAGTCAAAGAATAACTTCGTCACTACCCTCGGGTGACCTAACTCTCTATTGACTGGGAAATCCTCTCTATTAAACAACTCATTGCACTTAGTAGGCCCAATATCTACGATTTCCATGAATTGTTTTCTAGTGAGCAAAGGAGGTAATTGTTTTTGTTCTAACTCTTGTAACAAAACAGGTACTAACTGTTTTTTGATTTCGCTTACGAATGATTGAACTTCTTCATCTGAGAATGTTGTGACTGGCATTTAAATAACCTCCTTGAAATCGTTTATATCAACTTTGAATTGGATAGCCATTTCTTTAACTACTTGGATGTAAATCTCAACAAGTCGTTTATCCTCTGCAATTACATCCAACTTATTAATCTTGTTAACGTAGGATTTGGTCATTCCTCGTCCTGAAGCACGTTCCTTTCTATTGTTAAGACGAATCTCTAATTTACAACCTGCACGTTTTTCAAATCGCTCGTAACTCAGATTCCTAACACTTCTATAAGGTTCAACACCAGACCACTTTCTGGATATCTTTTTAAGAACAGCATCTGTTTTACCTCTCCAACCGACATTGTCCATCGATACGATGTTTGAAATGTTATTAACTGATTGGGTTGCTTCAGTAGCTAGTCTTTTTGCTTCTTTTGTTTCAAGTTCGTTTTGAGCAACTGCTTTAAACATTTGATTCATCATTTGTAATTCAGGGCTTAGTTGTGTTGTATCGATTCCGTATGAACCTGTTTTTCTAATAGAAGGAATGACTTCATGTGTAATCCATCTTTTAAATTGTTTTGCTTCTTCTTTGCGACTACCCAAAACCAAGGTATAAAGCCCGAACTCATTGACTGCATTTGCGTATCCTTGACGACCTAGATTGAATCTAGACCGTTCATCTTCGTCTAGTCTTTTTAATGCATCAGTAGGGTTTTTAATTTCTAAAATGTCGCATACATCTTTTGCTACAAACCAAGGTTCGTTATTTTGCTCGATGATCCTTAATTGTTGACCTTCAAACATTTTTGTTAATTGATTAATTATGATTACCTCCTTGTTATCATCACCTTTGAATTTTCACATCCAAGTATCAGCACCTAACGTCATGGCGTTAACTATTGGCGCTGCTCCCTATCACAATTGATAGATCATGGCATGCTCCACTCATTTAGATGTTGATACTTGGATGTGAAGATGATGAAATTAATTTGATTACTTTCTAGATAATTTGTTCTATTTTCTCCGTTTCGTGTAAATCATCTTCAAAAAATTTTTCTATTGGTTCATTTAGAATCTTAGCTATTTCCTCCAAAGTAGAAGCTTTTATACTTCTACGACCTAGTTCGTAACCGTTGTATGTTTGAACGGCAATTCCCAGCTTTTTTGCAACAAAGGTTCCTGTAATTCCTTTTGACTTTCGAATCTGACGAACTCTCTTATTAATACTCATTTGATCACCCCCACATTTACACGTTTCGAAGAAGTTCTATAACAAGAATACATAAACGAATCGAAGAAGTCAATACTATTTTATACTTTTTGAAGAAATTATTTATTCGAAACGAATAATATTATACAATTAGTATATTAGGAGGACTAATCATGCTAGGTAAAAGGATGCGACATCTAAGAGAAAGAGAGAATCTATCACAATTACAATTAGCTAAAAAATTAAATATCCCAAATCAAAGTATTTCCAATTACGAAAGAGGTTTCAGGAATCCAGATTATGAAACATTGAACAAGATAGCTGACTTTTTCGAAGTGACAACTGACTACCTGTTAGGTAGATCGGACCAACCACACATGACTGAAGACGAAGCATTCGAGGCATTTCGTCATAGTGAAGAACTTAAAAGATGGTATAAAAAACTACCAGAGTCCTCCGAAGAGGATTTACTGCGATTAAAAAAGGTTTGGGAAGCATTTAAGGAATTTGACGACTAGGGTAATCACTGTGCAAATGCATGTTATTTAGCATGCATTTGTATGGATTACATATAAATTAAATTCTTAAAGGGGGTCGTATGCATGCGTACTAGTGAATTTGTACTGGGTCTAATCGGCGGTATTTTCGGTTTTATTGGGTCTATTATAGCCCTATTCATTGGGGGAGTAGATGCTGCGTTTAGTGAATCTGGCACAAGCGATGTAATTGGTCTAGGCTGGGCAGGCTTCTTATTTTCTGCATTAGCTATTGTTGGATCAGTTGTAGTTAAATCAAAGGCTAAGGTCGGAGGTATATTATTATTGATTTCCGCTGTCGGTGGTTTAATAAGTATCTCTATGTTCTACTTGATTTCAGCAATTATGATCGGAATAGCTGGATTAATGGGCGTTTTCAAGAAAGACAAAGAAAAGAAAATAGCTGCTTAGGCAAGCAAAGGGGTTAATTAATATGAAAAAGGTTTTATTTTTTTCCTTTACAATGATGCTAATTTTCATGTTAGCTGCATGTGGTGAATCTGAAATTAAAGAGGCAGACGCGGATACAGACACAGAAAGCGCTAAAGATGATTCCGCAGAAGAAAAAGAGAAAGAAAAGCCTAAAACACAAGAACTAGCTATTGGTGATGCTGTTGAATTTGACGGTATGAAAATCACATTAAATGAAGCTAGGATCGAACCAGGTGGAGATTTTGACGAACCACAAGAAGAACAATTTGTAGTAGTTAATTTAACAGCAGAAAACAATACCGAAGAAGAACAAACAATGTCCTCTATTATGAATGTAGAGTTAAAAGATGCTGATGGTTATGCATATACTACTACAATTTTAACTGAAGGCGTAAAAGCACAATTTGATGGATCAATAGAACCAGGCGGAACACTTAGAGGAGAAATTCCTTTCGATGTTCCAAAGTCAGACTCTTATGAGCTACACTTTTCTAATCCATTCAAATCAGGAAAAGCAATATGGAAAATTCCATCTGATCAATTGCAATAATAACATTATTATAAGGTGTACAAGTTTTGTGCACCTTCTCTTATAACCATAAATAGAACATATATTCTGTTTGATTGTCTGTTTTAAGGGGGATCATATGTTAACTTACACCAGGGCAGAGGAATTTGTTTATAAGCTACTCAAATATTTAGATATTCAAAGTCCTCGACAGCTTAATATAGAAAACATATCAAAGCAATTGGGTATAAAAGTGCAATATTGGAATTATTCAAGCGAACTTGATTGTTATAAGGGAAGATACGTAATGTCATTAGAGCTAAAAGAAACCATGCAGGAACAATGGCAAGAATTCGCTCATGAGTTATGTCATTTCTTTTGGCACGAAGGACGGCAGGAATTTATTCCTATCTTATTTCTGCAATTACAGGAATGGCAAGCGAATAATTTTAGTTATCACTTATCTGTTCCTACCTTTATGCTCCAGCAAATTGATAATGCATCGCCGATAGTAATTGCAAATACTTTTAATGTCGAATATGAATTTGCATGCCATAGATTTGAAATGTATCGAAATAAATTATATTTTCAGGGGGTTTATCATGAACATTACACCATTGGAAGCTAA